CTTATTTTTCTATCCTATTCTTTTTATTTTTTTATAAACCTATTTTAAAAAATATGAAATAATATTGATAGATTATAACAATAAATATAACAGACTATTAGATATGATAATACATTAAAAATAATTAAAAATAATTAAAAATAATTAAAAATAATATATTAGGGACTTATTTTTCTATCCTATTCTTTTTATTTTTTTATAAACCTATTTTAAAAAATATAGATTTATAAATCTCAAAATAGTTATATATAGTTTTTCTAAAAAAGAAAAGAATGGGTCTAAAAATAAACTCGTAATAATTATTTTTAATTATTTTTAATTAAATTATATTATTTTTAATTAAAATATATCATCTTTTTCACGTGGAATAGGAACTAAAAGACATACACATAAATCATAATCAATTTTATATTTTTGACGTAATTCGTCAAGATAATCGTGGTATTCATCATTACTAAATCCAATCTTTAAACATTGAATACGAGATATAACATAACGCCCACATGATTGTGAGTTTTTATTCTGCATTCTATATTTAGAAGAATTACATTTATTTTTACCTAAAAGACGTGATATTTCTCTTACATTTTCACCCAATATTCTTCTCATACAACGAGATAATACGTTTAGATCATTGTCATATGCTACACCAAAACTATTAAAATATTCATATTTATCTTTCATTTTCATAAGTACCACCCAATGCCCTGTCTTGTTCTTTTCCCATTCTAAAAATACAATTTTAAAATCACCATTATTTGGTAATAAGTCTTCAATTGTGTTATATTTAGATAATTCAGCATACTTAATAATGTCGTCTGGTTCAATGCCTATATTTTGTATAAATGCTTCATTACTAATAGGAGTATTATCCAATCGTATTAAATCATCCATTTTATATTATAGCATTATATTATTATGTTCTTACCGATTGAAATCCAACAACATATAAATGAATATGCTAAACCAATAACACGTCCAGATTGGAGACAAGGATGTTATATGAATCGTTTATTTATATTGGATGAGAATAAACATATAATATTATATGATTTTGGTTATTTCATTCATTTTCAACATTATTTAATGAATCGTTAATTATATTATTAATATATAATGAATATGCCCCTAGAAATATCACGAATTATACAAGATTACGCAAGACCCTATACTAGAGCAACATGGAAATTAGGATGTGCCTTTGCTATAGAATATAAATTGTTTAATTATATTATACATTCAGTAAGTAGAGATTATAAAATAAGGCGTATTATTCATAATTTTACGTTTATATACCACGCCTTCTATAATACTAATATGATTGATTATGAAGATGATTATGAAGAAGATATACTATAAAATTGATTTAAACTTTAATTCTTATTATATCTTAAAATGCCTCGTCTTCCTATTGATTACTCAAAAGGATTAATTTATACGATTATTCATGTAAATGATACAAGTCTTAATTATGTAGGTTCTACTACTGATTTTTCAAAAAGGAAAAACTGTCATAAAACATCTTGTAAATCATTACAAAATAAATTATATGTGATGATTAGAGATAATGGTGGGTTTCAAATGTTTAAAATGATGCCTTATAAACTATTTCCTTGTCATTCATCCATTGAACTTCATATTGAAGAAGAAAGATGTCGTTTAGAACTCAATGCAACATTAAATATACGTCGTTGTCATATAACAGAAGAACAAAAAATAGAATATAATAAAGAATATTATATTGAAAATGCTGATAAAATTAAAGAACAAATGAAAGAATATTATATTGAAAATAAAGAACAAAAAAAAGAATATTATGTTGAAAATAAAGAACAAATAAACGAAAAACATAAAGAATATTATGATGAAAATGCCGATAAAATTAAAGAAAAAAACAATATTAAACATACTTGTCAATGTGGTGGTAAATATACCCATTGTCATAAATCACGGCACGAACAAACAAAAAAACATATTAATTTTAATATAAAATAATTAAGATTTAATCCACGCTTCTATAATTGGTGGTAATTTATCTGGATTTTCATCAATGTATGCTCCAAACTCATTATTTTTATCTATTGGTAAAATACGTATGATTTCATCAATTAGTTCATCATTTTCAACCCATACATCGCCTCGTTTTACTTCGCCTTTTTTGTAATATGTGTCTTCTTCTTTTTTCCATTCCCAAAATGTCCCATTTTCATATTTAACTGGTTTAGGTCGTTGCCATATCGTATTTAACATCGCAACAACACCATTTTTGGTCTTAAACCAGGTATCATTAGGTGCTTCAATTTCAGGATTAGTATCATTAAATGATTTCGCAGGAACTTCTTTTACTTTATGTTCTACTTTAGTTTTTGGTTTAGGTTCTACTTTAGTTTCTACTTTTTCTACTTTAGTTTCCTTTTCTTTCTTTGGTTTCTGTACTTTAAATAAATCATTCTTTTTAACAATTTCATCAATAAGCAACTGTCTAACCATATCCATATTCTTTCTAAAAAATAGTTTAAACTCTGTATTTGGATATTCAATATTATTTAAAATAGGAAATATTTCTCTAGGTCTAACTTTCCAACCATCATTATAAACTTCTAATTTTCCATTAATATAACGAATTGGCACATTTTTTACTGCCTTTTTAAATACTTTAGATAAATTGCCTTCTACTAACCACCAATTATTACCATATTTTTTTGTATCTATTGTTTCAATAGCATCATCATAATTTTTAGAAGGTTTGCGTCCTTTTTCTACTTTAGTTTCTTTAAGTTTAGGTTCTACTTTAGGTTCTGCATTTGGAACACCATGTTTTAATTGATTAAGAGCAATTTGAAGATTTGCTAAATGTTGAGCAGACAATGGTTTTCCAAACCGATCTAAACCAGTTAATAGAGCATTTTCAGCAACAGATGCCTGTGATTTTTTATGTCCCACTTTGCTTTTTGGTTCAATTGGTTCAACAACTACATTTTCTAATTCTACTGGTTCAATCACTACATTTTCTAATTCTTTATTTTTAATTGGGCGACCCATTTTCTTTGGAACAATAATGTCAGGTTTATTGAGTGATGGTCTTCCTACTTTCTTCTTTGGAGCAACTGGTTCTACTACTATTTTGGTGGGTCTTCCTACTTTCTTTTTTGGAGCAACTGGTTCTACTACTATTTTAGCAGGTCGTCCTACTTTCTTTTTTTCAACTGGTTCAACTAATTTGGATTTTGGGCGTCCTACAGACTTCTTAATAACTTCCATTTATTTATAATAATATTATAATTTCTTTTAATATAATTTTAATTGAATTAACTTTAATTAAAAATAATATATTAGGACTTTATTTTTAGACCTATTCTTTTCTTTTTCAAATATAACCTATATAACTATTTTGAGATTTATAATTCTATAATTTCCAAAATACTTTTATAAAAAAATAAAAAGAATGTATCCTAAAATAAAGTCCTAATATATTAAATTAAATTAAATTATATTATTTTTAATTATTTTTAATTATTTTATTTCAATTTTATATATAGTTATTATATAAATGCCTAAAAAATGTGGTGGTATGAGTAATATAGATTTGGGTAAGTTTGTTAAAGCATCCTATAAAAAAAAGAAAGATGCTACTGAAGTAAATGGTGCTATTTTAGATAAATCTTTATCTTCAAAACGTTCTAAAGTTTATGTTAAAGATGGAAAAGCAACCGTAGTTCATTCTGGAACGGATTCTGCTAAAGATTGGATAAATAATTTATTAGTCCCAATTCCTTCACTTTATCGTAAAACAGACAGATATAAACGAGCAGAAGCAACACAGCGGAGTGCTAATAAAAAATATGGAAAAGATAATGTTGAAACTATAAGTCATTCACAAAGTGGTGCTATTGCTAATGAATTAGCAAAAAAAGGATTAACCAATAAAAATAATACTACTTTAAACCCCGCTATATTTGGACGACATTCAGGTAAAGTAAAAGTAATTCGTAGTTCTGGCGATGTCGTATCTGCGTTTACATCAAATCAAGAAGGCGATGAAACAATTAAGGCAAAATCATATAATCCTCTTACAGAACACTCACCAGATATTTTAGGCGGATATGTTATGCCCCATTTGTCTCATAATATGATGTATGATGAGTTCTAAATGATTTTATCTGCCGATATTTTACTTTCCATATTATCCTTTAATTTTTGATAATTTATGTAGTTAATATATTCGTTTATTTTACTTTTTTTAAAGTATCATATTAATCTAAATGGAAATTTACAAATCATATAACGAAAAATATGAGGTGAGTAATTTAGGGAATGTGAGGAATAAAAAGACATTACTTGTATTGAAAACTTGGGAAACTGGGATTGGTTATAGAAAGGTTCAAATTGGTTCAGGCAGACTACGCAAAAGAGTGCATCGTTTAGTTGCCGAATTATTCTGTGAAAAACCATTAAATGTTAAGGTTGAGGTTCATCATGTAAATCATATAAGACACGACAATAGGTCTTCTAATTTAATGTGGGTATCTCATCAAGATAATTGTCTTATGAAAAAGATACATAATTAAATTATATTGTGTTATATCAAGATGTCTGGGTCATATTTCGTTCTAGATAGTAAATACAATTCATTACTTGCGATGGGGTTAAACAGCACAAATGTCATACCAACACTATCACAGGTTCTAACTAAAGACAACACAGCTAATAATGCGATTATATTAGACGATTTAGTTAAATCTTCTACATTAACAACAGAAAAATTAAGTTTTATAAATGGTCAATTTACTGGCGAATACAGTTCTATTGTTGATTTAAATGATATTTCAGGTAATGTAATACTTGATCCAGCAAGTGGATTTTCTTATTCAAAAAATGATTTATCAAGTATATTGGATAATACTACATTACAGTTTGTTGATGATACCACAGGAGAAATCGGTCATTTATCTCAAATAGATATGAAATTAACAGATGGAACGAATACATTACAGGCAGGCGTTTTTGAACTATATATTAATAATGCGACAACAAAATCTAAAATGACACCCACAGAGTTTTCATTTAATGATTTGAATAAAGGTATTGTTTCAAATGGCACAACATTAGAATTAAACTGTCCTGCACTCATTGATGTAACCGCACCAACGATTGATATAACAGGACAAACTACATTTCTTGGGTTTGCTCCACATTGTGATGAACCTGCCGTAAATGGAAATGATTTAGTTACACTTGGTTATGTGAATAGTTTAGTAGGACAATATAGTGGTGGTTTTAATTTATTTTTTAACTATAGTGTTGTAGATGGAATATATAGAAGTTTAGGTCAATCTGTCGTAGATAGTGGGACACAGCAAATTGTCCCAATTACAACCAATACAACCAATCAGTTAGTAGCACAATTTGTAAGTCCAGCGCTAGGAATTACAACCATACCATCTGGTATTTGGAACATGTTAATTTATAGTGAAGTTTCCGCTATTGGTGGAACATTGACCTATTTTTTTGAAGTATATACACTAACAGGTGTTACTGAAACACTACTTTTTACGTCTTCCTTATCTGCCGATGTAAACGCCAATACAACACCAGCAGGTATAAATGTAAATGGAACTCTAATCTCACCAGCAACAATAGCACTAACAGATAAAATAGTTATTAAAATATACCTTCATAAAGATGGGATACCATTACTTGTCAATACGTATTTTCAATATAACTATTATTCTTTCATCCAAACTACTCTTAACGCAGGAACAACACTTTTAGCAAGTAATAATACATTTACAGGCACAAATAATTTTACGTTAAGTCCAACTGTCCCAACTGCTACTTATGCATCTAATTTAAATGTAGCCAATACAACTTATGTAGCAAATAATTTTGTAGATATAACCACAACTCAATCTGTAGGCGGACAAAAAACATTTTCAACTGGAATTACAACAGACACTATTTTAGCAACCACAGCATTAAATATTTTAACCGCAGTCAATAATACAACACCCATTAGTATTGGGAATGGTTTATCATCAACAGGTGCTTTAGCAATTGGTTCGCTTGATAGACAACTTACTCTTAAGGGTGCTGCATCTTCATCCGTTGAAGTAATTGGTAATATAACTGCTACAAACTTTATATCCACCAATTTGGATTATACGACTACAAATGGAACAGCAGATTTATATAATACTTTTACAACTGGAATTGTGAATATCGGCAAAAATATGACATCAGGAGGTTTGGTTAAACTAGGTGGGATAGCGACGCCTATTAAAGTGTCTAATGTTGATGTTTCAGGAAATAATATTACAATGTCTGCTGGAACTTTAAAATGTCCAACGATTATAGGTTTTACATCTTTAACTTTAGGTGCTGGTGCTACTGTCGGTGTAACACTTGGACAATCAGGTCAATCTACTACAATAAGAGGAAGTTCAGGATCAAGTATTTCTATTAGCACAGGCACAGTTACATGTGGATCAATCACATCTACATCTTTAGATAGTGCTACTACATTAGATTTAGGACAATCAACAGCAACAACAACCAAATTAGGACGAACAGGTGGAATTAC